AGTGCCTCTTCAGTTAATGTCACAACAGGATTAGTGATTGCTATGGCAATCGCATTATAAACAAAGGAAAATAAATGGCTCAAAACTTTAGAAGAAATACAAGTAACAATGTTGGTACATCACCAGTTAGTGTGTACACAGCAGACAGCTACGATACTATAGTTGGAATAGCTTTAACTAACTCATCAGGGTCATCTATTAATGTAGATTGTTATATTAATGACGGTGCAAATGATATTTATTTAGTTAAGTCAGCTCCAATTCCAGTTGGTTCGCAATTACAATTAATTGATGGCGGAGCTAAAATAGTAGTACAATCAGGAGATGTTATTAAAGTAGTTTCTGACACAGCTAGTTCATGTGATGTGTGGGTTTCTGCGGTTGATAGCATAAGCACATAATGGCTTACATAGGACAGACTCCGAGTGCTGTTGTTACATCTTCATCACAAATACAAGATGGTGCAGTAGAATTACAAGATATTTCTGCGGCGGCACAAGCAAGTTTAGGGACAGTAGATTTTTACGGATTTAAAAAATTAGCTAATGGTACACTAGAGTTAGAATACTCAAATGGTTCTGACAATGTATCAGTAGCAAATAATGACACATCACAATCAGATAAATACGCTGAAAGTTTTGTATCAAAACGAGGACTAACATTTTCAGTAGATGCCAGTGGCAATCTGAATGTTACAATTTAACAATAATAAGGAGAAAATAAGGCAATTATGGCAACATTAAATTTAGGAAGAATTAAGCCAGTATTTCAAGGTGCTTACAATAACAGTACAGCTTATGTAGTTGACGATATTGTAACTTTTGGAGATGAAACTTTCATCTGTATACAGGCTTCTACAGGTAACGCTACGTCCAACGCTTCCTATTGGACAAAATTAGCGGCTAAAGGAACAGATGGTACAGATGTAGGTACTACATTAACAACACAAGGTGATATACTTTACAGAGATGGCTCTGGTCTACAAAGATTAGGTGCAGGAACAGCAGGTCAAGTTTTACAAACTGGCGGTTCTGGTGCTAATCCGAGTTGGACTAATGTATCATCTGACTTTGTAAAATTAGCAACCTACGACATTAGTAGTAATGTTTCTGGATTTAACATAACTGGTTGGATAGATAGTACATATAAATTTTATATCGTTAGAGGGTATTACAA